AGAGAAGAGAAAAAGGAACAAGTCGTACACCCTGGCACAACTTGTAACGGAACGAGCAAAGGTCGCCAAGCAGGTCGAACAAGAAGAAACTGCTGCCACAACTGCTCGCACAACCGCAGCCCGTGAAGGCGGAATGGAGGCATCCACTGCCCCAATCATGGGTGCGGCGGACATCCGCGCCAAAGAACAAGCAGCACTCAACCAGCAAACCGACCCTGACAGCGTTCGTGTCGTCAGCACCAAAACGATTGAACGCAACGGTTACACCATCAAAGTTGAAACCATGTCAGATGGCGCAGTCAAAGAAACCACGTTGGGGAAAGTCGGTGAAGTTACGCCAACCCCAACTGGCGGAGGCACTGGCGGGACCAAGACTGGTAAAGCAAAAACGGGCACCGACACCGTTACGGCACAAGCCGCAACCGACTGGGAAGCCACGTTCCGACAGACATTCCCATCACGCGCATGGATTCTCGACGAGGTAGACCGCACCAAATACCCGCAGTTGTTCACCCTTCTCAAGAAAGCCCACGACGAGAAGTACTACACCACCCCAGAAGGACAGCAACGCTTCCTTGCAGAACTTGAAGCCGTTGACTATTACAAGGAACTTGCGGTATCTGGCAAGGTTCGTGACATCAAAGCCGTCGTCGGCGACCTCGGATTCGAGTCAACAGACTTCGGTCGTTTCGTCAACCAGGCAATCAACTTCGGCTGGTCTGGGGACCGACTCAAGCAAGAAACCTATAAGGAAGTATTCCGCCGTAACCCAGACGGAACGTACGCCAACCCAACCGCAGTAACCCGCACAACCAAAGGCGCGGATTATCTCAGCGTCGGCAACATCGCCAAGGCATACTTCAACACCGCATCTGACGCAGGAATCGAGAGCGTACTCACGGGCAGCATCACCAACGAGGACTTCGCCCGTCAACAGCGAGAAATCGCCAAGACCCGTTACGGTCACCTATCGAACCTGATTGACCAGGGCGTCACTCTTGAGGATTTGTCGGCTAGTTACAAGTCGGCTGCTGCCAAACTTCTCGAACTGGACCCGAACACGATTGACATGTCCCAAGCCCAATATGAGGTAGCCCTTGCATACGGTGGAGAGAACGGTCAGAAGCGCACCATGACGACAGGTGAATGGGAGCGTCTGCTTCGAACCGACTCCCGTTACGGTTGGGAAAAGACTGAGAACGCCAAGGATGAGGCACGTTCCCTTGCAACTAACATTGCTCAGGCATTTGGAAGGATTCTCTAATGTCAATGACTTCACCGTTTGCTGAAATCACCGAGGACGCTGGCGCACGGGCACAAGCCATCCGCGGTCAGGAAGCCTTTGACGCCACCTACGGATTCCGTAACAGCCTGCTTGCTTCTGGCACACCAGCCCCGCCAGTACTTGACAAGTGGGGGCGCGCACCTGGCGACCCTGATTACGGCAAGGACCCACTCGGCGGAGGCGGAGGTTCAAACGTCACAGGTCCTCGTGTCATGTCCGACGCAGAAACCGCCACCACCATCCTCACCAACACCCTCAAGTATTACGGTTTGGATGACCCTGAACTCGTCACCTCCATCAAAGACGCCCTCGCCAACCGCATCATCACAGGCTCCTCAACCGTCGACGAAATCGGTGTACAACTCCGAGAAACCCCAGCCTTCCAACGCCGCTTCTCCGCAAACGAAGCACGACGCGCCGCAGGCAAACCCGCCTACTCCGTCAGCCAATACCTCCAGTTGGAATCCTCATACCGCAACACGCTCCGTGCTGCTGGTATGCCAGACGGTTTCTACAACGATTACACCGACTTCCAACGATTCATCACGAATGACATCTCCCCAGACGAAATCCAGTATCGCGTCCAACAGGGCTACCAAGCAGTCCGTGAAGCAGACCCAGCAGTCGTCAACGAACTCAAAAGCCTCTACGGTCTGGACGACAGCACCCTCGCCGCATACTTCATCGACCCAACCCGCGCCCGCGACGTAGTCGTCAGGTCCGCCCGCGCCGCAGAAGTAGCAGCCCAAGCCCGCCAACAGGCAGGCATCGGTCTTACGGCAGGACAAGCCGAATCACTCGTCATGGGTGGCATCAGCGAAGCAGCAGCCCGCCAAGGATTCGGTGTCGTCCGCGAATCACAAGAACTCCTCGGAACCCTCCCAGGCGAAGAAACCCTCACCCAGCAAGAACTCATTGAGGGCGTACTCGGCACCTCAGGTCCAGCAGCACAACGAGTAGCAACCACCCGACGCCGCCGACGAGCAGCGTTCGAATCAGGTGGAGCAGCAGCACTCAACACCCTCGGACAGTAATCATTGACTACACAGTTGATTCTGTGTACAGTAAGTAACGATACTTTCGAGTAGGAACCTGTGCGGGCGCCCCCCGACTCGCACGGCGCATATGGGGTGTACTAATCAACAAACAGCCGCCACGACCCTCCAGCGTGGTGTGGGTAAAAGGAGAGTGCCATAATGTCACAGTTTGACAACTACGACAGCGAAGACCAGATGGAAGAAACCGAAACCCGTAACCCAGTTCGGGCAAGGATGAAGCAACTGGAAAAGGAAGCCGAAGCACTGCGCAAGCAGGTAGCAGAAGCCGAAGCCGCAAAGAGAGAACTGACCTTCGTCAAGGCGGGCATCGACCCAGCCGACCCGAAGTTCAAGTACTTTCTCAAAGGCTACGACGGCGACCTCACCCCAGAAGCCATCAGGGAAGCCGCTGCCGAGGCGCAGTTGATTTCTACACCACCATCACCCGACCAGACGGATGAGGCGAAAGCGTGGAACCGTACCGCAAAAATTGCGGCGGGTTCACAAACCGCCCAGCCGCCAGTTGATTGGGCGAGAAGGTTGCAGGAAGCAACATCGCCACGGGAAGTTGAGCAGATTCTTGACGAGGCACGAGCAGCACTTCAAAATCCGTAACAACTAACAAAGGAAACAATCAACATGGCAGGCGAAACCACAACCTCGTCCCTCTCTGTTGACCAGGTTGCATTTGACCGCCTCGCGTACTTCGCGTTGCGTTCGGAACTCCTGTTCGACCAGGCAGCAGACGTTCAGCCAACCCAGCAGGCAATGCCTGGCTCGGGCGTCACATTCACCATCTTCGCTGACATCGCAGCCGCGACGTCGACCCTCAACGAGGTCACCGACGTCACCCCGACCGCGCTGTCCGACAGCCAGGTGACCGTCACCCTCAACGAGTACGGCAACGCAGTCGTCACCACCGCAAAATTGCGTGGCACCGCGTTCCTCGACGTCGATGCAGCAGCAGCCAACATCATTGGCTACAACGCTGGCGACTCGATGGACCAGGTCGTCCGCGAAGTTCTCGCAGGTGGCACCAACGTCGTGTACGCAACGGGTGGCGCAAGCACCCCGTCCAGCCGCACCACGGTCGCCGCAGAGGACATCATCGCCGCTGACGACGTCCGCAAGGTTGTCGCACAGTTGCGTGCCGCGAACGTCGCCACGTTCGAAGGCTCGTACATGGGCTTCATCCACCCAGACGTGTCGTACGACTTCCGTTCGGCAACCGACGCAGCCGCATGGCGCACGCCAGCGAACTACGTCAACCCAGAGGGCATCTACAACGGCGAAATCGGCAAGTTTGAGTCGGTTCGTTTCATTGAGACGCCACGCGCCAAGGTGTTCACGAACGCTTCGGACGGCTCGGGTTCAACGGGAACGGTGGACGTGTACTGCACGCACATCATGGGACGTCAGGCTCTCGCCAAGGCGTTCTCGGTTCAGGACGGAAACGGCGCAGTGCCGAAGATTGTCCGCGGCAACGTCACCGACTACCTCATGCGCTTGCAGCCTTTGGGCTGGTACTGGCTGGGTGGCTACGGTCGCTTCCGCGAGGCTTCGCTCCGTCGCATCGAATCGTCTTCGAGCATCGGCACGAACTAACTAGACCCAGTCTGGTTGAGAACAGCCCCCTGCTTCGGCGGGGGGCTTTTCTATTTGCTACACTCTTAGCGATGTCAATTTCCAACTACGCCGAAAACGCACTACTTGACACTCTGAGGAACCAGTCGTTTGCTGTCACCACCACCTACGTCAAGTTGCACACTGGCGACCCAGGCGAGGCGGGAACCAGCAATGCTGCGACTGAGACGACTCGTAAGTCGGTGTCGTGGTCGGCTGCTTCGTCGGGTTCGTTGGCTTCTTCTGCGACTCTTGAATGGACCAACGTCGCGGCAACAGAGACGTACTCACATTGGTCGCTTTGGGATAATGCTTCTTCGGGCAACTGTTTGTGGTCTGGCGCTTTGTCTTCTTCCGCTGCTGTTACCGCTGGCGACACGTTCCAAATCACTTCGCTGACGCTTACGCTGGATTAGTGGGGTAGCCCGTCGTGGCGACAAACTTCCCCACCTCTCTTGATGCGCTAACCAATCCGCTTTCTACGGATTCGTTGACGAGTCCTTCTCATGCGGACCAACACGCTGATGCGAACGATGCGATTGAGGCGCTGCAGACAAAGGTTGGGGTGAACGGGTCTACCGTTGCGACTAGTCTTGATTACAAGGTAAATAAGCCGTTGAACTCTGATGTGTTGGCGGCAATCATTCTCATGGATATTGGAGCGTAACGATGGCTGTTGGTGATAGAAGCGAATCCCGTCTTGGTGGTCCAACCCAGTTGGGTACTTCGACGACCACGATTTGCACCGCTGCCACAGGCTATGCGGAGGTTATCAAGCAGATAATTATTTGTAACACGGATACGGTTGACCGTACGGTGACGTTGGCTGTGGGGTCGGCGGCTACTGCGTCGAATCGGATTATGTCGGCGTTGCCGATTGGTGCGAATGATGTGATTGTGTGGGATACGGCGTTGGTGTTGGCTGCTGGTGAGTCGTTGCAGGGTTTGTCTGATACTGCGTCAAAAGTCAATGTGACAGTCGTTGGCTGGGAAAAGCAAACCGCGTAAGGGCTTATCGGTGTGGGACTTTCTTCTGTTTACGGTGTCTTGGGACTCAAGAATTATGAGCGCAAAATGATTACAAAAGTTGCAGCATTTACATCATCTGGCACTTGGACGGTTCCAACTGGGGCTACTTACGCAATCGCACATATAACTGGTGGCGGTGGCGGAACGGGGACGAACACCAGCACGGGAGGCGCTGGCGGTAACTCATCAGTTGCATTTTCTTCTGGGACCGTTACGGCAACAGGTGGAACATTCAATAATCGAAATTCCAGTATTGACACTTCTCTCAGCCAGTCGGCTGGAACGGCTAACAGCGGTAATGGTGGGGCGACATTTGGTAACACCAGTTCTGCAAGCCCGATGTTGTGGCATAGGGGTCAAAATGGTGCTGAAGTTGTTGCGGGGGCGGATGTTACTGCGGGCGGTTCAATCACTGTGACTGTTGGTGGCGGCGGTACTGCTGGGACAAATGGAACTACTGGTGGTTCTGGTTATGTTTGGATTGAGTACCAGGTTCCTGCATGACGATTTCTGCTACTTCTCAGGGGTTGAAGCCCGGTGTTGTTACTTCGTCGAATCGTCCAGCGAACCCGTTTGACGGGATGATGATTTACGAGACGGATACGAACCTTGTGCGTATTTGGAATGGTACGGCGTGGAAGACATTGGCGTACTCGGATTATACGAGCGGCTCGGTTATTCAGGTCGCGAGCGCAACCAAGACGGACACATTTGCTTCAACGACTGGAGCAACATGGGCTGACATAACAGGTTTGAGTGTAAACATAACCCCAACATCAACATCAAGCAAGGTGTTGGTACTTGTTGATGTGAAAGGTTCTGGTTCTGTTGGTTCAACGACAATTCGCACTCGATTGGTTCGTGGAAGCACCGCAATTTATGTTGGGGATGCGGCATCTAACAGACCACAGGGGTTGGGTCAATTTTATATTGACGGTTCGAATCAGTATTATATTGCTCAACTTGGTGGTGTGTTTTTGGATTCACCTGCGTCAACATCACAGTTGACATACAAGGTTCAGGTTGGCGCGGACAGCACCGCTGTAACCGTATATGTCAACAGGACACAAAACGATAGAAACGAAACAGGTGTTGATAGTCGTGTTGCGTCGTCTATCACGGTTATGGAGATTGCTGGATAATGCCTCTTTCGTCTGTTGTTGGTGCCCAGTCGATTGTCAAGCCTGGGGTGTGTACGTCTTCGACTCGTCCTGCGTCACCGTACGACGGGCAGATGATTTACGAAACAGATACCGATAAGACCCTTGTGTATCACTCATCGGCTTGGTATGCGCCGTGGAATGTTGCATGGGGGAAAGTTGCAGAAACCAGCAGCACAGCAACAACCGCGTTCACTGGTGGAACGGCATTAGAGGTTTTGTCGGTATCTGCAACAATCGTTACTGGTCGGCTTTATAAAATTTCTGGCAAAATCGGTGTTCAGCCCAGCGGCTCCACCACTCCCAACGCACTTTATTTTACTGGTGCTTCATTGACAAAACTGTTGTGGTATCAGACTAGCGCTATCGGGACAAACCTCAACGCAGTTGTTAGTGGGTTTGACCTTGCTTCTGCATCAGATTTGGGTGTGACAAGCGGTTCTTCGTCTGTGACATTCAAGTTGTATTGGAAGTCTGGTTCAAGTGGTGGTCTAAGCACCAACCCAGATAATTATGTTGGTGCTAGTTCGTCAGTGCATCGTTTGGTTATTGAAGATATTGGCGCTGCGTAGCGGGTAGTCGATGACTACCTATAACCAGCCAGGGTTCCTGTACAACCAGACAGGCGCAATCTACAACCAGTCCGCCATTGAACGGACAGCCACAGGCTCAGGGACAGGCACATCCTCTACCGCCAATGCGGTCATCAAATTCCGTACCGCCACAGGTTCGGGAACGGGCACCTCAAACAACAGCATCGTTCACGGTGTCCTGCGCACGGGTTACGGCTCGGGTGGTGCCACAGCGGGCGACCAGGGCATTGGCTTGCATATCGCCCCACGCACAGCAACCGCTACAGGCACAGGCACGTCAACTGCTGTCGGGCTGTACATCATCCCACGCACAGCCACCAGCACAGGTACAGGAACCTCCACCGCTACGGGCGCACACACAGCCCCAAGAACAGCAACAGGCACATCCACCAGCGGCTCCACCGCCAACGGTCTACACATCGCACCACGCACCGCCACAGGCTCAGGCATCGGCGGCTCCAGCGCTACATCTCTTGAAGTCATCCCACGAACCGCGACTGGGTCTGGGACTGGCTCATCGTCTATTGTTGTCCTCCATGTTGTACCTCGAACCAGCAGCAGTCAAGGCATTGGCGGGTCATCGACGTCGCGCCTTCTCGTTGCGCTCAGAACGGGAACGAGCGCGGGCACGGGTACGCAGACGGCGGTCGGCGCTCGAATCAACAGGCGCACCTGCACGGGTTCGGGAACAGGGACCGCTACAGCCGACTGGATAAAGTCCCACATCTTCCGAGTCCCCACCACCCGCACCTACCCATTCGCGGAACGTCTCTCCGAAGAAGCACCAGACCGACTGTTCGCCCATACCCCACAAGGCATCCGCGCCAAAAACCTCTACCGTCTCTCCGACGGCACCTACACCACCACAGACCCACGCCGCCCAGAACTCATCACCCGCACCTACTACGGTGGGCATGACATATTCTTGACCGACGAAGAAGTAACCGAACTCACCGCCGCAGGATACGGAGCCAGCATCACCTAATGGCAACCTTCACCCCACCCGCCGACAACTTCGTCGTACCAGCCATCATCCAAGATGTCATGTCCATGCTGCCCATCAGCAAAGAAGAACGCCTCGCCAACAAACTCGGTATCCACATCGAAGCGTCAGGCAGAGGAAGAAACATCTTCCTGCTCACCAACGGCACCTACACCGAACGCCAACCCTCCGACTACACCCTCATCTCCAAGGTTTACTATGGTGGGCACAGCACAGAAGTGGACGCAGCCGAGGTCGCATCGTTGACCGCCGCTGGATACGGAGCATACATATCGTGAAGCACAGAGAAACCCACCCCAACCTAGATGTTGACGGCTGCTTCGGTTGCAGGGTCGCAGGTGTCCGAATGGGTACCAACTCGACGACGTCGCGGGGCGCTAAGGTGTCAGAAATCAAGCAAACAGAACGAAACTGGAACAAGGACATGCCCGCCTATAAGCGGCTCCGTGCAAACGGATTACAGCCGAAAAAGATAGATGGTGCAGCCGAGGTTGAGAAGAAAGCGCAGGAATCATGGCAGGTAGAAACGGGGATACTGCCAAACATTTAGCGTTCATCGGACCAGACCTACCCCATGTTGGGTACGGACGAATGTTCGTCTCACTCAAAGACACCCTCGCCACCAAAGTCACCCTCAACGACTATGCCGAGCATGTGGTGTATGCGATGCAACCAGACATGGTCAAAGGCTGGTATCACGGGCAGAAAGCCACCATCCTCACCATGTGGGAATCAGACAAACTCCCACCCAAATTCTTTGAGTACCTCCCGCAATTCCAAACCGTCATCGTCCCATGCCTCCACAACTTTGACCTGTTCTCTAAATACCATGACAACGTCCACGTCATACCCCTCGGCGTAGACCGCAACATCTGGTACCCAAACCCACAACCCAAAACCGACCGCTTCAGGATTCTGTGCGGCGGGTCCGAATGGCATCGCAAAGGACTCGACGTGGTACTAGAAGTCTTCAACATGTTAGGTATGCCTAACACTGAACTGCACATCAAGATAGTTCCGCCGTATAGGTCTGCTCCAGAACGCATCGACTACCCGAACGTGGTGGTGCATCGGGACTGGATGACCGTAGAAGAAGAAGCCGCCCTCATGCAATCTATGGATTGCTTTGTGTCTGTTTCCCGTGGCGAAGGCTTCGGACTCATGCCGCTCCAAGCCATGTCCGCAGGCATACCCACCATCCTCACCGACGCCCACGGTCACCGAGAATTCTCAGACCTCGCTACCCACCGCATCTCCACCACCCCACAAAAAGCAACCATCGGAAAATGGTCCGACATCGGCAACTGGGAAGAACCCAACCGAGACGAACTAGCCGAAGCCCTCTGGGACATGTACAACAACCGTGACCGCTACACCCAGCAAGCAATCGACACTGCCCCAGAAACCGCTGCGTTCAACTGGGAAACCTCAGCCAACCAACTCCTCCAAATCGTCAAACCCACCAGCAACACCGTCAACTCCAACTGGGTGCGGGCGGGAGACGTCACCACTGCCGTCAGGGTCAACCGCCGCATCAGAGCCGATATTGGTGCCCACCACATAGACCTTTCCCCTGGGCAGACCTATCATGTAGTGTTGAATGTTAGAGATGTTCTGAAAGAATCAGGGTATCTGCTGGAGGACCAGTGAAGAAGCCAACTAAAGCACAGAAGAAAATCACCAAGGTGATGCGCGAGTACAAGGGTGGGACGCTGCATTCTGGCAAGGGTGGTCCTGTCGTCAAGTCCCGTAAGCAGGCTGTCGCTATCGCGCTGTCTAGTGCTGGAAAGTCAAAGAAGAAGCGTGGCAAGTAAAAAGGCTTTCTGGGATAAAAAGAATCCCAACAAGAAGTCAACTCCGTTGACCCCGTCGCAGAAGTCTGCGGCAAAGGCACGAGCAAAGAAGGCTGGGCGTCCCTACCCAAACCTCGTCGACAACGCATGGGCGAAACGCAATGGCTAAGTATCAGGGCAAGAACGTCTCGCTGAACAGTCCGCGCCCCATCAGGAAGGGTGAGCCAGGGTACGGTCGCAAGAAGTCTGTGGTGTATGTATCGGCTGGCGAGCAGGTGAAGCGTGTGATGTTTGGCGACCCGAACATGACCATCAAAAAGGAGCAGCCTGGTCGCCGCAAGAATTTCCGTGCCCGCCACAACTGCGATAATCCAGGTCCTAAGACAAAGGCGCGTTACTGGTCTTGTAAGGCGTGGTAAACTCCCCTACACTGAACTAAGAGTCAAGGAGTATTTATGCCGATGGTCGGAAAAAAGGAATTCCCTTACACGAAGGCTGGCATGGCTGCCGCTAAGAAGGAAGCCAAGAAGTCTGGCAAGCCAATGAAGAAGGCTAAAAAGAAGAAGTGACCACAGCCGCAACCGTCATTGACAGGACGTTGCGCCAACTGCTCTCAGGAACGGTAGAGGCTCGCAACAAACTGGCTTCTAGTGTCGACTCGTCCACGACGAGCGTAACTGTGTCATACAACCTGGAAGGGTTGCGTCCAGGACAGGTATGCGAAATCGACTCAGAAGTCATGTACATCTGGGAAACCGACCCGAATACCAAGACCTTGACGGTTCAGCGCGGATTCAACGGAACAACCGCAGCAAGCCATAGCGCCAACGCAATCGTCACCGTCTCCCCACGCTTCCCCCGCGCACAGATTCTTGAAGCAATCAACGACGAACTCGCAGACCTCTCATCCCCAATGCACGGACTGTTCAAGGTCACGAGCATGAACCTTGATTACAACGGCTCCGACAGCATGATTGACCTGACGGGCGTGACCAGCATCATTGACGTCCTTCAGGTTTCTGTGCGTTACATGACCGATGATTACCCTGTCGCCCGCAAGGTTCGCCTTGTCCGCGACGTACCAACCGACGACTTCCCATCAGGGTTCGCTCTCCGTTTTGACCAGGGTGTGTTCCCAGGGCGTCTCCGCATCGTCTACAAGGCACCATACAGCAGCGCTTCTACCGAAGCCACCGACATCAACAGCACTTGCGGTGTCCAGGATTCGGTCACGGATATTGTGACGTTGGGTGCGCAGATTCGTTTGATGTCGCCACGAGAAATCAAGCGCAACTTCACCGAATCCCAGGGCGATACTCGTCGCGCTGATGAGGTTCCCGCTGGTTCTGTCGCTGGGTCTGTTTCGAATCTTCTTCGTTTGCGCCGCGACCGCATCCAGGCTGAAGCCGCACGACTCGCAAGGGCATACCCCACCTTCCTCAACAAGGACTAAACAGTGGCTGACACCCTGTACAGGTTCACGGATGCTTTCAAGCCTGCACCAAAATTCTTCTCGGGTGGCACCACAACCCAACTCGTCCCAGACGTTTTCCCTATCGCCATCAACGGACGCCCTTACCTCGTTGACCAGAAGGCTGGAACATTCGCTAGAGGATTCGAGCCGCGCGTCCGTGACTCTGTTGACCAGTCCACCGCCCCTGGTGAAGCCGCTATCAACCCGCAAGGTTTGTGGCGTCGAGGCGAAGTGTCATGGCATTACGGTGCAGGACAAAAGTATGCGGACACCGCAGAAGCACAAGATTTCCGTTTTTATTCCAGTAAAGGTGTAAATCCTTGGACTAAGGGACAGTTGACGCTGCTCCCAAAAACGAAGGTGTCTCTTGCTAGTGCTGCGACCACCGCCCATGTCGTAGTGCAGGACGGGCGTGTCTACGCCTCGTTGAATGGTGACGTCAAATACACGACCGACCCGTACGCCTCATCCCCAACCTGGTCCGATGCGACAGGGGAACCAGGCGGAACCTGTGCAGCGATGGCAACCGACGGCTCGCGCATCTACCTCGCGTTCCCCGCCGACGGCGTTCGAGTCATTGACCCAGCCACCTCGGTTTCAGTTATTTCAGGTAGCAAATTCGTCAACTCAACTGACAGTTACTACATGCTCGGTTTCGCCAAGAACTACATGTTCGGCGCATACGACCGCATCCTGCACACCATCGCCGCAGGCGGCTCAAAGAGCGCAATCATCACCCCCGACGACCAGCAGTTCCGATGGATTGGTGTAGCCACAGGACAGAACGCCGTCTATGCCGCAGGGTACGCAGGCAAAAAGTCCCTCATCTACAAAATCACCATCAAAGCAGACGGCACCCTTGACGCAGGCGTCGTCGCACTCGAACTCCCCACAGGCGAAGTCGTATCCGCCATTTCTGGCTACCTCGGATTCGTTCTCATCGGCACCGACAAAGGTGTACGTTTCGCATCCACCGACAGCAACAGCAACCTCGTCGCAGGACAAATCATCCCCACCTCCAGTGCAGTAACTAAGTTCACCAGCGAAGGTCGTTTCAGTTATTTCACTTGGACGAACTACGACGGCGTATCAGGCGGACTCGGTCGACTTGACCTCAGCACATTCATCGCCACCAACACCCCCGCCCACGCCACCGACCTCATGTACGACTCCACCGCAACAATCAACGGTCTCGTCACATTCAACAACAAACGCTGCTTCTGGGTTAGCGGTGTCGGTATCATCGCAGAAGACTCAGCCAACCTGGTGGAGACAGGCGAAATCGTTACAGGCACATACCGTTGGGGCATCCCAGACCGCAAGTTTGTAGCCAAGTTCGACATCCGCACCACTCCGCTCTACGGAACAATCACCCCGTACATCTCTAGCGACTCAGGCGACTATGCCTCGCTCACCGCACACGATAAACCGCTCACCACAGAAGCAGTATCAACGGGTCCGCAAGCCAAGTTCATTGAAGCAAAATTCAAACTGGAATTGGCGAGAGCATCCGCCACTGAAGGACCGACCATGACCCGTTGGATGGCACGAGCCTACGCCTCGCCCGCCCGAAGCCAAGTGTTCCGAGTCCCCATTCTCATGCACCACCGCATCAGGGTCCGCGACTCCGAATACTATTTCGATGTCGAGAAAGAACTACAAGACTTACGGGACCTGGTCAACAACCCGCGCGTGGTAAACTACCAAGAAAATACTGAAGTATTCTCGGTAGTAGTAGAGGACCTCGAATTCCAGATAATTGACGGGTTCCAATCCAACTGGGATTTAGAGGGAACCTGTACTGTTACAATGCGTTCGGTAACGGATTAGGAGTTTAGATGGCATACGCAACACGACGGTCATACGCTGGCGCAGCACCCGCATGCACCCTGACCAACGCCATCAACTCATCCGACACTTCTGCCCTTCTCACGGGTGATGTCACCAACTGGAACAACACCACCAACGGACCGTTCTACATGGTCATCGACCCAGGTCTTAGCACCGAAGAAAAGGTGCTGGTATCCACCCGTTCTGGTTCATCGCTTTCCTCCATCACCCGTGGTGTAGACGGAACCACCAATTCATCGCACTCGGCTGGCGCAACCTGCTACCCAGTGTTCACTGCTGTTGACGCAGACCAAGCGAACAAGGTTGCATCTACGCTGACGACCAAGGGCGACTTGCTCGCTACCGATGGCACCGTTCTCAACCGTCTTGCTGTCGGAACCAACGACTACGTTCTCAAGGCTGACTCGTCGGCAACAAACGGTGTCGCATGGGGTCAGGTTGCTGCTGCTGGTATCGCGACTGATGCTGTCATCACTGCAAAGATTCAGGATTCTGCTGTTACCGCAGCCAAGATTGCCGACAATGCGGTGACGCAGGCGAAGTTGGCTGACCGTGCCGTTGGCTCGGCAGAACTCGACAACCTCACCCTCAACGCCCAGACGGGTACGACTTACACGCTGGTGTTGACTGACGCAAACAAGTTCATCACCCTCTCCAATGCCTCTGCTATCACCTTGACGGTCCCACCGAACTCGTCTGTCGCGTTTGAAACGGGCGACCAGGTGAACCTTATGCAGTTGGGTGCTGGGCAGGTGACGATTACGGCTGGTTCTGGTGTGACGATTCGTTCTGCTGGGTCGAAGTTGAAGACGAACGCTCAGTATGCGGTGGCTACGTTGGTGAAGATTGACACCGACATTTGGGTGGCTGTTGGCAATTTGGCGGCGTAACCGTGCAGGTTCTTGCTGTCGTTGGTGCTGGGGTCAACGCTCCCACAGAGTTTGAATATCTTGTTGTAGCGGGCGGTGGCGGTGGCGGTTACAGCCGTTCGGGTGGTGGCGGTGCGGGCGGTTATCGCTGTTCGGTGGTTGGGGAAACTTCTGGTGGTGGTGCCTCTGCTGAATCCAAGTTGAGTGTTACGGCGGGTTCGTCGTACACGGTGACGGTTGGTGGTGGTTCTGCTTTGGGTTCAAGTGGTAACGACTCTGTTTTGGGGAGTATCACTTCGACTGGTGGCGGTAACGGTGGTTCGGAGAACAGTGATGCTTCTCTCGCGAATGGTGGTTCGGGTGGTTCTGGTGGTGGTTCTGCTACGAGCGCGTTCGGTGTTGCTGGTTCGGGTGGTGCAGGAACAACGGGTCAGGGTTATGCGGGCGGTTCTAGCGGTGGCGGTAAGGGTGGTGGTGGTGCTGCTGGGACTACGACGACTGGTGCTGCTGGTGCTGGTCGCGCATCGTCGATTACTGGGACATCTGTTACCCGTGCGACGGGTGGTGTCGGTTACGGTTCGGGTGGTGGCGGGTCTGCTGGTGGCGCGAACACAGGTGACGGTGGTAACGGTAACGACCCGAACAGTTGGGGTGGCACGGGCGGCTCAGGTATCGTCATCCTGCGCTACCCAGACAGCCAGGAAGACCTCACTACGGTTGGCGCTGGACTCACCTACACCAAGACCACTTCGGGTGGCTACAAGATTTACTCGTTCACCGCTGGAACTGGTAGCATTACCGTCTGACTATGGCTCACTACGCTTTCCTTGACAGCAACAACGTCGTCACGCAGGTGATTGTGGGACGCAACGAAGACGAAGTAGTGGACGGCATCTCCGATTGGGAAGCCCACTACGAGCAGGTGTACGGACAGAAGTGTGTTCGCACCTCCTACAACAACAACATCCGCAAACAGTACGCGGGAATCGGATTCACTTACGATTCTGTTGCTGATGTGTTTGTCGCACCAAAGCCATTCCCGTCATGGACGTTGGATGCGAACCATGATTGGCAGGCACCGACACCTAAACCAGAGGGGTCCTATGTTTGGGATGAGGAAACTCTGGCGTGGGTCGAAGTAGCCGCTGGCTAGTTTTTCTTCCCGTCGCCTTCATCGCATTACTGCCACAACAGGCGAACGCTGAACCAGAACCAGGACTCAACGCAGTCGGCTATCTGATTGACCAGATACCACCAGAACGCTCAGACGACACCTACCCAACTTGCGGGTCCGAGGTAGAGAACAACATCAACCGCAACTTCAACGGCGAACCATTCCAAGACTGCGGCTACGACTTCTTCATGGTCCACTACACAGGATTCATTGACATCCCTGAGCATGACACGATTCAGTTCATGGTCGCCGCAGACGACGGCGGAACCGTGGACATCGGTGGCTACGAGTTCGGCACCTGGAACATCAAAGGCTGCTCATGGTCTGCTATCGCCACACTTGAACTAGACCCAGGACCCAACCCTCTTGACGGCTGGTTCTTCGAGGCGGGCGGCGGAACGTGCTATATGCTCGCATGGAACATTGACGACATCGGTTGGGAGATAGTCCCCGAATGGGCATATACAACAGCATCCACCCCACCGACGACGACCTCTACTTCTACTGTCCTAGAAACGACTGTCCCTGCCACGACCACTACTTCTACGACAGTTCAGGAAACTACGACTTCGACGACCGAAGCGCCCAGTACATCGACAACAGAAATACCAACGTCAACCACTTCATCGCTTCCTCCTTCCACCACAACTAGCGTTGATACGACGCCACCTGCCACGTTAGCCACACCAGCGTGGGTACCTCCACCAACATCAGCCACGACTGCACCCGCCACGACCGTTCCTGAAGTATCCACAACGGCAGAACCACCACCCCCAACAACGCTGCCAGAAATTCCAACCACATCACTTGCTCCCCCCTCCACGGTACGGACAACCACCACCCTAGCGGCTGCCACCACAATGGCACCAGTCGCGTCCACAGCCCCTCCCGTGAGCGCAACCCCCGAAACCGTACCTGACACCCCCGAGAACGTCCTAGAGGCTCCTATCGCGTCCCCCGAGCAGGTCGCCAAGGCGGTCGATGCCATCCTTGAGACCCCGCCCAGCCCTGACCAAGCCGCCTATCTAGCCACAAACGCACAAGTGCTTGCTGTAGTTAGCACCACCCAAGCCGAAGAAATCTTTGAGGCGCTGGACGTCACCGAACTTGACGACACCCAAGTCGCCGCCCTCATCGAAGCCGTCCAAGATGCACCCCAAGAAATCCGTGAAACCTTCGAGGAAAACGTAGACATTTTCAAGACGGGTCTAGACACCTATGTCCCCGTCGGCTCCAACATCCCTGTCGGTGCGCGCCGTACCTTGGTCGCTATCGGAGCCGTTCTGACCATGCTCCCCCCACCTACTAGAATACGACCTTGATGAAGAAAGTACTTACCTACCTTGTCGATAACGCATGGACCTGGGCGGGTACGGGCATGGTCCTCATCACCCTCTCGGGTCCTACCTTACGGCAGGCAACCCTGATTACAGGGTTCACTATTCTGCTACATTCGGTAATCACTCTCGCACAGAAAGACTCTGACTAATGGAAAAGTTGAAGAACATCATCTTCCGCATCTTCGCCCTGTTCGGCTCCTCGGCTCTCGCCGCAGTCGCAGGTGGCGCAATCATCGGAGTCGAACTCTGGAAGTCAGCCGCCCTCGCAGGCGTCATGGCATGCGCCCAGGTCATCGAGAAGTTGCTCCGCTACAGCGTGGATGGCACTCTCACCAAGGAAGAAATTGAAGCAGCGTTCTCTGGTGCTGGCGCACCGAAGAAGAAGGATGAGGCGACCGCATAATGGCGAAGGTGGACATCGCCAAACTTCCCATCATCAAGGTGAAGTTGTGTTCCCACCTCAAGAATGTGGAGCCAGGTGAACTTGACCCAAGTCTTCTTCGCAAGATTGAAGGCAAGGGTCAGTTGCATCATTGTGCGGCTGACGCATATGAGGCGATGGACGCTGCCGCTAACGCAGAAGGAATTGACCTCAGCCCGACTAGCCCAGCGGACACATATCGCTCACTTGCGGTTCAGGAGTACGGGTTCTTCCAGCGATACACCGACAACCCGAAGCCAGCCTTGATGAAGCAGAAGCCACGCATCTATAAAGGCAAGGCGTGGTATCTGAAGAAGGGGATGGCGCAACTTGCGGTCCCTGGTACGAGCCAGCACAACTACGGCATCGCAATCGACATCGCCAACGCTTCGGGTGCACGACTTGAATGGCTTGCCAAGAACGCGACCTCGTTCGGTTTCTCATGGGAAGTACTCCCATCGGAGCCGTGGCATCTGCGTTACGTTGCAGGCGATGATGTGCCTGAACGTGTGAAGGCG